TCGAAGTGCCGGATGACCTCTCAGGCGATCATTCCGCAGCTGGACCCGATGCCACGAAGCGCCGCATCATCGCCACGTCATGCGGCCGTCAGATGATCATCGGCGAGATTGACGGCCGGTTCCCCGACTGGCGTCGCGCAGCCCGGCCAGTTCCGACGGTCGATAACCCGCTGGCGTTCTTCGATCCCCAGTATGTCGAACGGGTCAACGATGCGGGGAAACTGTTTGGGCACAAAGTGACCCACATTCGCCCCAATGGCACCGGCGCAGGATTCGCCCACCTAGCCGATGATGCTTTCGCCATTGTCATGCCGATGCGGCTGAACCTCGACGATCTGCCCACCGGCCCTGAATTCGGATTTTGATCATGCTGTTGGCTCTCATCTTGGGGGCCCTTGCGGCCCTCATCATCTACCTCATCGACAACAAGGATTGATGCCATGAACACCTCGACAATCGTCACCCGCAGAATGTGGCCCGGTTCCCGCGCCGTGTATTACACGGAGCCCGGCACTGAAACCCTCGCGGCCCTCATCTCACCTCGACGTCTTGCCGGCAAACCCCGGCCCCGTGTGGACCGCCGCGTTTACCCTAAGCATCTCGAGGGTGAATCGACCAGCTCTTACGTGGCCCGGTTTTTTGAAATGAACACCCGCCGCGCCACGATGCGCACCACCTCGACGAACGTCCACGCATACGACGACTATGTGGACCATCTGGCCCTTTATCACCCATTGAGCACCGCGCCGCAGTTCACGCCGCTGGATGATGTCGTGCATGAGGTGACCGAATGACCACCTCGACAATCGACCGCCTGAAGGCCCTCCAAGCCCGCCACGGGCTCAACACCGCCCACCTCTCGATGATGCTCGGCGTACCCCGGCCAACGTGCCACCACTGGCTCACGGGTAAGCGTACCCCGCCCGCCGTGGCCGTGCGGCTGCTGGACGTGCTGGAGATGCTCGAGGTGCTCTCGCCCGACATGCTGCGCGGCCTGATGCCCGTCAAGCCGTGCGAGTCCTGATCGCATGTGAGTATTCGGGCACAGTGCGCGATGCGTTCATCGCGCGTGGGCATGATGCAATGTCATGCGATCTTCTGCCCAGTGAAAGCCCCTGCGGCCCTCACTGGCGCGGAGATGTCCGCGAAGTGCTCGGCATGGGGTGGGATCTGATGATCGCGCACCCGCCCTGCACTCATCTGGCCGTTAGTGGTGCCCGATGGTTCGCCGATAAGCCCGACGTCCAGGCGGAAGCACTCGACTTCGTTCGACTGTTGATGTCCGCACCGATTCCCCGGATCTGCATTGAAAACCCGGTTTCGATCATCTCCAGTCGCATCCGAAAGCCGGACCAGATCATCCAGCCGTGGCAGCATGGCCACGAAGCCACCAAGACGACGTGCTTGTGGCTCAAGGGGCTCCCTCACCTCAAACCATCGAAAATTGTCGGCAGGGGGGGGGGGCGCGACACGTTACCAAGAGCGGGCGTAGTCTGCCCAAGTGGTACAACCTACCACCATCGGCGGACAGGTGGAAGATCCGCAGCGCCACGTTTTCAGGGATCGCTGCGGCAATGGCTGACCAGTGGGGCGATCAAGCCGCCAGCTGATCCTCATCGTCCCCGTCCATCCACTGCTCGAAGTGCGGCACCTCTCGCCGCTCCAGGCCCGCTATCCTGCGCCGCTCATCCTCGGCCCGCTGACGGGCCTTGATGATCTCGGTGCGCTGCCTGCTGAACGCCCCTGCAAGCGCCGGGTTCACGGCCCATTCGGCCTGATGCAGATGCTCGCGTGTGCCATCATCGCTGCGGATCACCCACCCGGCATCCTCCAGCGTCTGCATAGCCCCAAGGACCATCCGGTCCTGTAGCCAGATCGACTGGACCTTCTCCATCTTTCGCCGTGCGCCGCGCTTGATCTCCGACAGTGTGACAACCGGCTTTCCCCCGCAGTGGTAGAGGAGCCATGACTGCACCCAGACGTCGAACGACTCGCCGGTGAATTCGGCCAGGGTGTACCGCAGCGCCGGGATCACGTAGCCCCGCACCATGCTGATGGCCCGCTCCAGTGTCGAGCGGCTGACCACGGGCGAGAACGGCGCGTCGAGGACGTGGAACAGAAGCGCCAGTCGGCCCGCCGTGCCCTCCAGCTTTCCGTAGGCCGTGAGGAACGCCGGGTCCGACTCCATCACCACCTCGTCACGCTTCGACTGCTCGAACCACAACTGGAACTCGCGGAACAGTGTGAACGCCTCGGGCTCCAGCGTGTACGTCTGCGCCGGTAGTGAGTACACCAGTCGGATCAACTGGTCCCAGTTCGCCGAGTGTGCCGGTGGCCGTGGCTCCCCTCGGCGTGTCTTGCGCGTGTCCAGGATGCCGGGGATGAACCGCTGCAACAGGCCGTCAGTGGCCAGTGCCTCCACTGCACCCCGATAGACCAGGGGCTGGATGTTGCCGTAAACGCTGACCGCGAAGCAGTCGGCGATGATGGCCCCGCCGCTCACCCGGTCGTACTCATACCGCCGTGCCTCGTAGGCCTGCACCCAAGTCGAGCGATCCTCACCACTCTGTCGGTCGCTCATCTTCTTCGTCCACGCGGCCATCTCGTCCAGGTAGCACAACAGGCCCCGAGGACGCTCCGCCGCGTAGCGCACGAGCTTCTGACTCGTGATGTCGCTCACCTTGATCCGCAGGGGCTGGGGCTGCGGGGGCAGGTCGGTCACGTGGGGCAGCGCCGTGTTGCCCGTGAAGTCGGCCGAGGCGGCCGTCTCCAGGAACTCCTTCTTCGCCACTGAGTGCCGCGCCTCCAGTGCCTCCCAGTCGAGCAGCCGCCGCTTGAACGCAGGGTAGTCCTCGGCCTCGATCTGATGGAGAACCTCGATCATGGGACTCGCGCCCGGTGTCTTCTTGTCAGCTGGACTGCCGATGGTCATCAGCCAGATCACCGGGGGCACCTCATAGCCCTCCATCAGCTTGAGCCTTGACCGGGCATCGATGGCCCCTGCTACCGCCGCCAGGCCACTGAACAGCGGCACGATGGGATCGCACCCAATGTGCTGGCTGACCTCAGTGGCTCGGTCGGCCAGAGCCTGCGGCCACCACTCGATGCGCATGGTCGGTGCGGGCACCTTGCCCGACTCCATCAGCACCGTCGGCGCGGTCAGTGCCTCGGCTGGCTTAAATAAGGCCGATGCGTCCAGTGCGGGCTTCACCCACCCAGCCTGACGGGCGAGGTGGAACAGACTGCCCAGGCGCACCGACGACGCCTTGTCCGACTTAAATGAACGCCACTGCGCCGCGATCTGTCTGTCGCCGGGGTACTTCTGCGCCGACTGTTGGCTCCACTGCTGCCAGATGCCGAACGCCTCATCGACCTTGCCGGTGTGCGTCCCCGCCCAATGCAGCGCCATGCCGCAGGTAATCCACTCGTCGCGTGATCCGTCTGCGCTGATGGCATCGAGTGCGCTGCGGATCTCGTCCCAGTTGACTTCGACCAGCTCACCCGTGGGCTCGGTCGGTGCCGGTGCGGCCTCGATCAGTATCTGCTGCCACAACTCCAGCAGCGGCATCGGGATCACGGGCAGTCGCGTCCAGTGGCCCCGTCCTGCCCAGCGATAGGGCTGCTGAGTCTGAGGGTGGATCGACGGCGGCAGAACGTCCTGCACCGTCAGACCGTCAGCCGTGGCGCAGCGCAGCTCGAACGCCGTTGCCCCGCCGATGCTGATCTTTTTGGACGGCAGCGTCAGACCGAACGGCATCGCGTAGAGCAGCTTCCCGTGCCCAGGTCGGCCACTGTCCACGATGACCGCATCGTGGCCCTCGTAGAGCGCCGAGAGGTTGACGCCGAACAAGGACAACCACTGACCAGCACTCGCCCAGTCGTCGATGTCAAGCGCCATCGTGCCGCTGTACGCATGGGCCAGCCCGACACCGTGTGCCGGTGGCAGATCCGACTGGCTGCGCAGTGTGGTCCCGCGCTGGTTCCAGCCGCGTGTCGAAGGGCCTTTGCTACCAGGTGGGATCGGCACCAGTGACCAACCGTGTCTGATGTATGCGTCCACGCTGGCCGGGTGTTGAATGAATACGTCTGATGTCATATCATGGGCACGCCTTCATGGCGTTCTCCCTCCTCTGTGATTTGACCCACCCGGCCACAAACCGGGTGGGTTATTTTTTACTGACCCGCCTTGCGTGTCACCTGTCTGGCGAGCAGCCACCTGTCGCCTAGGAACTCCACCGATTTCAGCCACTGCCGCTGATTGTGTCGGTTGACCCGCTTCGATGTCGAGCCACTCCACAGCCGAATGGCCCGTCGAATCATCTGCACCTTGCTCATCGCGTTCTCCTTTTTGCGTTGGTGTGCTTGCATTGTGCTTGAGATGTGCAACAATGGTCAACATGAAGAACACGACTTTTCTCACGGTGCGTCTGCCGGTGCAGGTGCATCAAGCGTTCCGCGACAAGGCAGTTCGATACGGAGGCGTGTCGGAGGTCTTGCGCGAACTGGTCGAGGCGTTCATCGAGGACCGCCTAACCGTAATCCCACCCGTAAACCCAAAGAAGGAATCCTTGTATGTCTCTCGAAGCCAAGATTGAAGCCCTGACCGCTGCCATCCACGCACTAGTCGCTGCGATGGGCGCCCGTCCCATTGATGCACCCGCACCGGTGGCTCCGCCGGTCGTCCGTCCCGGTGGATCCGTTCCTCCGGTCCCCGCCCCTGTCGCCGCAGCGCCTGCGATGCCCGCGCCGCCCGTGTTCGAGGTGCCAGCTCCTGCTGCACCGGCACCTGTTGCCCAGGCGCTGCCCAAGGCCCCATTCGCTGACCAAAAGGGCCTGATCGACTACATCATGGGGTCTTACAAGACACTCGGCACGGTCAAGGGTGCGCAGATCCAGAACGTGCTCGGCAGCGTTGGCTGCACCACGATCAACGAGGTCAGCCCCGACAAGTACGACGCGCTGTTCGCTGGTGTCGAAGCGCTGAAGGTCTGACCATGAGTGACCACGCCAAACTGTCGCCGTCCAAGCGGCATCGGTGGGGAGTGTGCCCAGGCAGCATCCGTGAGGAGGCTGTCTACCCTGAGGTGCGCAGCGGTGCTGCGGCCATCGACGGGACGCACAGTCACACGCTGCTGGAGCACTGCATCAAGGGCGGACTCGGCGATCCCACCAGCATGGTCGGTGTGCGCATGTCGGACCATGACGGCGAGTTCGTTGTCGATGCTGACCGCGCCGCACGGGTCAAGATCGCCATTGACTACATCAAGGAGCGAGTCGCACCGACGATGGGCATGGCCGAGGTCATCGCCGAGCAGCGGGTCCATCTGGCCTACTTCATGGGTCGGTCTGACCTCGATGGCACGGTCGATGTGCAGATCCACGATCCGCTCAACGAGGTGCTGGAGGTCATCGACTACAAGGACGGCATGAACGACGCATGGGACTCGGCCATCCTTCAGATGGAGCAGTATGCAGTCGGTGTGCTGGCCGGGTTCAAGAAGGCCCGCCCTTACCCGTACCACACGGTGCGCATGACGGTGATCCAGCCGAAGCTCGCTCTCAAGGGCGGCAAGGCCATCCGGTCTGTGGACTACTCTGTGGATAAGTTGATGGACGTGGTGGCCCCGCAGATCCTGGCGGAGGCCGAGGCTACCGACAAGCCCGATGCGCCACTGGTGCCTGGTGAGAAGCAGTGCAAGTACTGTGCGCACAAGGGCGCGTGTGCTGCACTGTCCACCAAGGCGCTGGAGGTTGTGCAGTCGGCCGACATCGTGATGGGCACCGCTGACAAAGATCCAACCACGATGAGCGATGACCAGATCGTCCAGATCCTGGAGGCGGCACCGCTGATGCGGCAGCTGCTGGAGGGTGTGGAGAAGGAGGCTCAGCGTCGTCTGGAGTCCGGTCAGACCATCCCCGGCCTGAAGCTGGTGAACGGTCGCACCTCGCGCTCGTGGAAGTTGTCGGACGATGAGATCGCCGAGAAGCTGGTCAAGATGGGCATCCCCAAGGGTGCTGTTTACGAGACCAAGGTCGTCAGCCCAGCCAAGGCCGAGAAGCTCACCTGGACCAAGCGGGACGGCAGCACGGTGCAACTGACCGCCCGACAACTCAAGACGATGGAGCAGGAGTATGTGGTCAAGACCACCGGTAAGCCGGTGCTCGCCTTGGCCTCGGACCATCGCTCTGCCGTCTCACTGAATGCTGCGCCGATGTTCAGCGCAGTACCGGCGACACCTGTCGTCGAACCCCTGCCCTCGTGGCTGTTGTAAACCAAGGAGTAATCATGAGTGACGTTGTTTTCCTGTCGAATGTTCGACTGTCTTTCCCCCACCTCGCAGAGCCCCAGAAGCGTGTCTCACCCGAGACCGGCAAGGAGCGCACCAGCTACTCGGGCGACTTCATCATGCCGCCCGATCACCCCGGCTTCAAGGCGCTGATGACTAAGATCAACGAGATGGCGCTGGCCAAGTGGAAGGAGCACGCCAATCAGGTCATGCAGATGATCAACGCTGACCGCAAGCTGCGCTGCTACGGTGACGGTAACCAGAAGGTCAACAGCAAGACCTTCCAGCCGTACGACGGCTACACGGGCAACGTGTTCGTGACCGCTGGTCGGGACACGCCGCCGCAGATCATCCAGTCGGACGGCTCACCCGTGGACCCGACCAACACGATGGCCTATCAGGCGCTGACCCGCAAGATGTACGGCGGTTGCCGTGTCAACGTGGCCATCAAGCCTTGGTTGCAGGAGAACAAGCACGGTCGCGGCATCCGTGCGGATCTGGTGGCCATCCAATTCGCAGGTGATGACAAGGCGTTCGGCGAAGGCGCAGTCGATGCGTCGGGCATGTTCGGCGCTGTGGCCGGCGCTGCCCCTGCTGCGGCACCCGCTGCTGCGATGGGTCTGCCCCCGTTCCTGATGGGTTGATGTTCCAAGGGCGCGGATCAGTCCGCGCCCTCTCACTGAGTAATCGTAATGCGTGATTGGATCTATGACTGTGAAACCTATCCCAACGTCTTCACGTTGGCCGTGGAGCACGCGCAAGCGCCCGTGCGGCTGATGTTCGAGATCAGCGAATGGCGCAACGACTCCCGGCAGATCATTGAGTTCGTTCGGCATCTGGCCGACCATAACGACCGCATGGCCGGGTTCAACAACATCGGCTTCGACTACCCGATCCTGCACATGCTGATGCAGATGGGTCAGTCTGATGCCCAGACTCTGTACCGCAAGGCGCAGGCCATCATTGAGCGCCAGGACGACGAGGACCGCTGGCTGCACACGGTCAAGCCGAGTGACCGCATCGTGGAGCAGATCGACCTCTACAAGATCCACCACTTCGACAACAAGGCCCGAGCCACCAGCCTCAAGGCGCTGGAGTTCAACATGCGCTCGGACACCATCGAGGACTTGCCCTTCAAGGTTGGAACCGAGTTGACCCGTGAGCAGATCGAGGTGCTCAAGCACTACAACCGGCACGATGTCGCGCAGACCAAGGCGTTCTACGGTCACACAACCGAGATGATCCGGTTCCGCGAGGATCTGTGCACCAAGTACCCCGGCAAAGACTGGCTCAACTTCAACGACACCAAGATCGGCAAGGAGTTCTTCACGCTGAAGCTGGAGGAGTCCGGCGTGGCCTGTTACGACTTCGGCCCCGATGGACGCACACCCAGGCAGACCAAGCGCTCGGTGATCCATCTGAAGGACGCCATCTTGCCTTGGATCACATTCCAGAACACCGAGTTCACCCGCGTCCTGAACTGGCTGAAAGACCAGTCGATCACCGAGACCAAGGGTGTCTTCACTGACCTCACCGCTACTGTCAATGGATTCACTTTCGTCTTCGGCCTCGGCGGCATCCACGGCTCCGTCGAGTCACGAGTCATCGAGTCAGATGATGAGTTCATCATCGTGGACCTTGATGTCACTTCGTACTATCCAAACTTGGCAATCACGAATGGCTTCTACCCGGCCCATCTCGGCCAGGAGTTCTGCGCCATCTACAAGAACCTGTTCGAGCAGCGCAAGCAGTACCCCAAGAAGTCAACCGAATCGGCCATGCTGAAACTGGCTCTCAACGGCGTCTACGGTGACAGCAACAACCAGTTCAGCGTGTTCTACGACCCGCTGTTCACCATGTCGATCACGCTCAACGGGCAGTTGCTGCTGTGTGTGCTGGCCGAGGGGCTGATGACCATCGATGGCTTGCAGATCGTCCAGATCAACACCGATGGCGTCACGGTGCGCGTGCCGCGCAGCCACAAGGTGATGGTCGATATGGTCAGCCAAGCGTGGCAGCAGCGCACCGGGTTGCAGCTTGAGGAGGCCACCTACAAGGCCATGATGATCCGCGACGTCAACAACTACTTGGCCGTCTACCCTGACGGCAACACCAAGCGTAAGGGTGCCTACGAGTGGAAGGCGGGCTGGCACCAGAACGCTGGCGGCTTGGTGATCCCCAAGGTGGTCGAGAAGGTACTGGTGGACGGCGCACCGATCCGCGAGACGGTGGAGAACTGGCCGGATCTGCACGACTTCATGCTGCGTGTGAAGGTGCCCAGGTCGAGCTATCTCCAGTGGGGCGATGCCCAGGTGCAGAACACGACCCGGTACTACATCGCCAAGGGTGGCAAGCCGCTGACCAAGTGGATGCCCCCGCTCAAAGGCAAGACCGACTGGCGCAAGTTCGCCGTCGAGTCGGGCTGGAACGTGCAGGTGTGCAACGACATCAAAGATGCCGTGCTGCCTGTGGACTTCGACTACTACGTCAACGAGATCGAGAAACTCGCACTGGGGCTGGCATGAGAGACACGGAATCACAAGTCGTCGAAGACATTCGACTGCGGCAGTACGTCGGGCTGCGCAAGTACGGCACCACCGTCGCCAAGAACAAACTGCCGCTGCGCGATTGGTTGCAGCACCAGTACGAGGAATTGCTCGATGCGGCCATCTACTGCAAGCGAGCGATTCAAGAGATTGACCAGAACACGGACGATGGGAAGTGACCATGCTTGAAAAAGACATCGAATCCAAGGTCTGCGCCTACGCCCGTGAGCGTGGGCTGCTGGCATACAAGTTCACCTCGCCAGCGCGTGCTGCGGTGCCTGACCGCCTGTTCATCGTGCCCGGTGGCGTCATGTTCTTCTGCGAGTTCAAGCGCCAGGGCCAGAAGCCCACGCCAGCCCAGGAGCGCGAGCACAAGCGGCTGCGGGAGTACGACGTCCCGGTGTTCGTGGTGGACAACGTGGACGCTGGGATGCGCATGGTGAACGAGATGCTGCGCATAACCAGTGAGATGACGGAGCTGGGGCGATGCTGACCCCTAACCTGCTCCACGACTACCAGAAGAAGGCGGTCAACTTCCAATGCACGCAGCCTAATAGCATGCTATGGGTCAGCATGGGCTTGGGAAAGACCGTCATCACGCTCACCAGCGTCGCGCACCTCATCAAGTCGCAGTTCCTCCGCGCCGTGGTCATCATCGCCCCGATCCGCGTCATCCGCCTCGTGTGGCGGCAAGAGGCTGCGAAGTGGGAGCACACCAAGCATCTGCGATTCAGTGTGGTGGCGGGCACGCGTGATCAGCGCACCCGCGCCCTGCTGCGCCCTGCTGACATCTACTTGGTGAACTACGACGTTCTCGGGTGGCTGGCCGACACGCTGCACACCTACTTCATCAGCAAAGACCGCCCGCTGCCCTTCAACGGCATCGTGTGGGACGAGATCAGCAAGATGAAGAACAGCGCCACGGACCGGGTGAAGTCATACCGCCGCATCGCGGAGCACTTCGACTGGACGACGGGCCTGACCGGCACCCCGGCCAGCAACGGCTACAAGGATCTGCACGGGCAGTATCTGGTGGTGGACAAAGGCCATCGCCTGGGCACCAGCAAGACCGCGTTCAAGACCCGGTTCTACAAGAAGGTCGGGCCGTTCAAAGAGGTGCCGTTCGACGACACCGAGGAGGTCATCAAGAACCTGATTGGTGACATCACGCTGGAGATGAGCGCCGAGGACTACAACCCGTTGCCCGATCTGATCGTCAACGACATCGAGGTGGAGATGCCCAACGAGTTGCGTGGGCAGTACGAACAGATGGAGCGCGAGTTCTTCACCGTGCTGGACAGCGGCAAGGAGATCGAGGTCTTCAACTCCGCTGCGATGACGAACAAGTGTCTCCAGTTCTCCAACGGCGCGGTGTACCCCATCGCCGGGATGCCGCTGTGGGAGCCGGTTCACGACCTGAAGCTCGACGCCCTGGAGGAGATCCTGGACGAAGCGCAGGGCTCTCCGGTGCTCTGCTCCTACGCCTACCGCAGCGATGCCGAGCGGATCATGGAGCGGTTCAAGGCGCTGCGGCCGATCAACCTGACCGAGTGCAAGAGCGAAGGGTCACTGACCAACGCGATGGACAGGTGGAAGCGTGGCGACTGTCAACTGATGATCGGTCACCCGGCATCAATGGGACATGGGATCGACGGGCTCCAAAAGACCGGGCGCACGTTGGTCTGGTACGGGCTCAACTGGAGCCTAGATCTGTACGACCAGTTCAACGCCCGTGTCAGGCGTCAGGGTCAGGGTGCGCCGGTGATCTGCCACCGCATCATGACGAAGGACACATTGGATCAAGCGCAGGCCATCGCACTCGACGAGAAGGCCACCACACAGGCGGGGTTGCGCACCGCCGTCAAGCAATATCGTCAACGCAAAGGAGCATGAGATGAAAACCACACCATGGTTCGCAGGCATGGAGAAGCCTGCGAGGTCGGGTTTGTACCAAGTAAAGGGAGCCGTGCCAGAACTCATACTCTGGTGCTTCTGGAACGCCGACATTGGCCGCTGGGGGTTTGTCTCCCAGACGCAGGAGGGTGCAGTTGGCTGGCGTGAGCGTCAGTCATCGAACCAGTCCAAGCGGTGGAGAGGGGTTTTGAAATGAGTAACAACACAGGCGGGCCAGCGTTCCCGATCAAGGGGCCAGTGATGGCTAACGATCATCAAGGCATGACCCTGCGCGACTACTTCGCGGCCAAGGCGCTCTCGGGTTTATTGGCGGGGCTTGACCGAGATGCGCGTCGATTCATGGAGCAGCAGGCCGAGCCTGTTGGGGCAATGGCGAATGCCTGCTACACGATGGCAGATGCCATGCTGAAAGCGAGGGAGTCGTGACCGAGTTCTGGCGCATTGCCCTCCCCGTCGTTTCGTTCGTTTCGTTTGTGGTCGGCGTCTATGTGGGCGCACGACTGGCTTGGTGGTTCATAAGGAGTGAGAGATGAGACCAACACATCATTCAAAGTTGAGAGCCTTACTGCTCAAGCACCCAGACGGCCTAGGCATCGCAACCATCGCTGACCACCTGGGGCTTCCCGAGCCTGCTGTCCGGGCATCGTTGCGCTCGATGCCAGACGCCTACATCGACCGCTGGTTCAAAGCTCGGAATCGCAAATGGGCAGCCATCTGGTGCGTCGTTGAGGTGCCAGAGGATTGCCCGATGCCGGAGTACAAACATGACTGACCGAGAACTACTTGAAGCTGCTGCGAAGGCGGCGGGGATCGGCTGTTACGGATGGAAAGATGGATCATTGATGACGTTTCAAGCTGAACCTTGGAACCCCCTCACCGACGACGGCGATGCTTTCAGGCTGGCGGTGAGCCTACGGCTTTGCATATCACCGCCTGACCCGTATCTGAACAAAGTGTATGTATCAGCATATGGAGCAGGTGCCGTTGAAGACTGCGGAGATGATCCCTACGCCGCCACACGCCGCGCCATCGTTAGTGCTGCGGCTGAGATAGGAAGGAGCATGAAATGACTGACCTACGAACCGCCGCCGAGCAGGCTTTGGCGGCGTTGAGAGTCGCGCAAGACCATTGGCACACATACCATGGTGGCTTGCAATCAGGGGAGATAAACAAGGCCATCACCGCCATCAAGGCCGCGCTGGAGCAGCCAGATCAGTATGAACAAGAACTTCGTGATTCCTTACGACGTTTAGTTAAGTATTGCAACGAGCTAGAGGCTCTTCTTTTTCAGATGAAACCACGCCGCGAGTGGCGAGGGCTGACGGAGGAGGAAATCAGAGATGGGCGCGAGCAACTTCCTACCGAAGACCTGTGCAACTGGTCTTTCCGCAAAGGCGTTGAGTTTGCTGAGGCCGCGCTGAAGGAGAAGAACGCATGAACATTTACTTCTGGTGTCCGCTGCGCGGTGCGTATGTGCAGATGGTTGTGCCGACTGAGGCGGCGTTCAAACTGATGGGGTGGACATGACCCGCGACGACATCATCCGCATGGCGCGTGGAGTTGGGGCGGCTGAACCTAGCAGCCTATACGGTCGCACCGATTACGTGGTCATGACGCAGGGAGAGCTTGAACGCTTCGCCGTCCTAGTCGCCGCCGCCGAGCGCGAAGCCTGCGCCAAGCTGTGTGACTGGTTGAACGGTGAAAAGCGGCTGACACCAGCAGGGTGCGCAGCGCTTATCCGCGCAAGGAGCAACCCATGAGATACATCCAACAAGACGTTGCCAAGTGCGCTGGCAACCCGGCGCTGCGCGAGTGCAACGACTGCCTGCGCATGACGCTGCCCATGCACCCCAACGCCCAGCGCCAAGTCTGGATCGGGGCCTGGGTCATCAAGGACGAGCCGTGCCCGTCACGGTGGAGGGAGCATGACGAAAGTCAACACTGACAAGCGCGTGGCGGTTGACCAAACGTACTACTGGCAGCGCATGGACACCTGCCCGCTCGGGGCCAAGGTGCAGCTGTTAACAGATGGAGGTGTGGCCATCTATGGCCTCATCTCAGTCCACACCCGAGAGTATTTTGCAGGCTGGGCACCACTACCAAACAAACCCGATTGGATGCGATCATGAACCAACGCTGCCCATTCAAAGGCCAGGAGTCATGCAGCGGCACGAACCCATGCTGCATGGAGCCCGATGAGGAATCATCAGAGCCCACCGGGCTAGAGTTCGCCGCCGCCATCGGCATCACGCTGGTGAGCCTCATCGGCGCTGGCCTGCTGGCGTGGCTTATTTAGCCGCGCCCTGCACCTTCTCGACGGTGCGCAAACCGCCGATACCTAGCAGGCCAGTGATGACCACCCAAAGCAGATCGAGGTTGATTGCTGGTGGCACGGGCCAGCCTCTGATGGCAGCCACCCAGGCCAGCACAGAGTGACCAACGGTGGCGTAGGCGAACCCGGCAACGCCGACCCAGCCGAAGCCTGGACGCCAGCCAGCCACCCACACCGACGGGTGCGATGCCTCCTTGGCGTTGATCTCCAGCTGCGCGATCACCTGCTTCAACTCACCATCTGCGGCCATGCGCAGCAGATCCATCTCGGCCTCTTTGGCCTTCTCTGCATCGGGAAAGTAGCGGTTGATCAGCGTCTTGCCGATCTCAAGCACGGGGCCAAGGATCAACGGGTTCATGTCATCTCCATCAGTGCAGCGATTCGACGCGCCCAACCTCGGCCGAATGCGGGCCATGTTGGCAGGTTCGCCATGAACCGAAGCCGCTGGGCCAGTAGCTTCGACTTGAGGTTCGGCGTGGCTGCCACAGCCGCCAGAGTCTTGGGTCCGATCACGCCATCTTGGTTGGCACCGACAGCCTGCTGGAGCCACATGGCGGACTGCTTGCAGCCAGAGTTCACAGCAGCGTCGAAGACGATGTAGCGCACCTCGGCAGGCAGATCGTCGCAGCGCATCGGAGTCCAGTACTCCTCACGGTAGATTCGCTGGGCCAGATCCATCGGCAACTCGCGCATGTCGCCCTTGTAGCCCACGCGACGGGCCGTGGCCTCGGTGATGCCGTAGCGGGTCTTACCGCCAGGGTCGGCGGCGTGATCGCTGTAGCCGCCTTCGTGCTCCAGCAGCTCAGAGAAGGCTTGGCCGAAGTTCACAGCAACTTCTGGCCGACCGACCAGATCAACAGCAGCAGCGCCCAGGCACCGATGCCGCGATTGATCCACGTACTGACGGTGCGGTCGAGCTTTGAGACGTTGGTCTCAACCACCGCCACCGCCCGCTCCACCCGGCCGATGCGTTCGCCTTGGTTGGCCAGGCGCTCCTCGACCAGAATCAACTTGGACACCGCGTCGGTGAGTTTGTCAACCTTGGTCTCAAGGCGCTTGAAATCATCATCGGTCATGTCAGCCTTTCATCTCGGCCGCACGGGCCTCAATTTCCATTGGGGCATTTCGGTACGAGTACCGCAGTACCTGCCAAATATACGTCACATAGAACCGCACCAGACCCATCCGCTGGTACTGTTCCCAGTGCGCCTGCTCATGCCGCGCCAGCCTCGCATCTCCGCAGCACTCCGGCAGCGCGTAGATGCCGAAGGGCGGCAGCGTGATGGCTTTGAAGCCACGCCAGCGGAGGATGGCGGCGAGGATGGATGGAGCGGGTTTCACTTGTACGCTTCAAGCGCCTCTTTCGGAGCGCCGGGGAACCAGGAGATGAAAGACCCACAGTCAATACCGACTGCGACACCTTGCCAATAGATCAAGTTTTCCATGTTAGTTCACGCTCCTAGATACTTCGTACCAATTAACGCCATCGCTTATTAGCGTAAGCGTGTCGTCGGCAGTCGTGGTGAAGTTGCCAGCCAAAACAAGCGAGCCAGTGTCACCCACGGTCAGAGCCCCCTGGAATACCAGCGTGACCTGACGGCCGCGCCACTGGTTTCCAAGTGCGTTTATGTTGGTAGTGCCCGTGATAACAAACACCCTTCCAAAATTCGGCAGAAAAACAGTTCCAGCAGACGCAACCGTCACAGGCTCCGCTGTGTAATTGTTTGACTCATTGAAGTTAGTGGGTATTGCGTCAAACGCATACGGATAGATTACGTTTCCATCCATGTTGCAGTTACTTATAGTCAGCAACAAAGCAATAGCCTGCACTCGCAACCCGTACTGTTGAGTTTTTACGACCTGGGTGTCAGTCATGATGACGCCATCCATGATCGTTGATGTGCTGGTGGCAATGACGACACCTTCTCTTCGCGCCGATCCGGCTTGCTTGCCATTGCCATCGAACCGCCCGCCGCGTACTTGAATGTTGTTGCTGCCACCTGTGATGTGCAACCCCATCGCGTTGTTCGTCATTGCGATCAGGCCGTTGAGATCAACCCCGACGCAACCCGTGACAACAAACCCGCTTAAATCGGCAGTTGTGTTTTTCTGCGTACTACCCCAGCACCCGGTCAAGGTGCTCTTAATTAGTGAGGAGATAAACCAGTTATCGCTGCCGCTGGAGTCGGCAATACACCCAGAATGAAACTGGAAAGAATTGCCTGCGGTCGCCAATATTGGCGAAACTATTGTCCCAACAAGTCTGAAACCGTTGCCGTTATTCCAGTACGCCGTAACGTCGGTGAAATACACGCCAGAACAAGTGTCAAATTCCCATCCGTGCGAGCCATTACTGTCAGAACGGCTCCCCGGCACTGCGGTAACGTCCACACAGTCTCGGGCGTAAAAACCACGTTCTACGCAGTTTTGTATAGCTGCTCCAAAGACAGTTTGCGATGCCTTGTAGAACTCGACTCCTCGATATCCAGCAGCCGGGAAACTAGTTATCACGATGTCTTTGATTGTGATCTGACCAACGTTCTCGCAATAGATGAGGCGACCGGAAACTCCAGTATTTGCGCTGGCAAAAACCAGCCCGGTGACCTTATTGCCGTAGATGCGGGCTCCAGTGCTTTTGATCGTCAAGCCATCGCCGGTCGTCCCGCTTTTGATAAGCCGGGCATCGCCATCGCCAACAAGATGCACGTTTCCGGCAGAAATAGTCAGCGAGGAGTAAAGGTAATCCCCGCGTGGGAAGTACACAGCTTGGCCAACAGCCGTCGCGTAAGTGGCGGCGTAAGCAATGGCCGCCTGAATCGCAGCCGTGTCATCCGTCACGCCATCGCCCGTGGCGCCAAAATCCTTCACGCTCACCGTCTCGCGCAGCTTAGTCTGCACAGTCGTGGCAACGGCTCCGGTGCCGGAGGGGTCATAGACTACCTCGCTGGCGTTGACACCACCGACAACAACATCACTCAACCGCTCCGTCGCAGCCGGTGCGCTGTAAACCACGCTGCCGTTCTTGTTCATAACTCGAATGCTGTAGTCGCTGTTGACGTACAGGCGTGCAGGCGTGCCGCTGTTGGACGGGTAGCCGCCGAGCGTGCGAATGGGCTGCGCTGCCAACTGAGTAAGCGCTGCGTCCCAATAGACATTGATGGGATTGGCTTGAGGATCAAGGTTCGCGGTGCCGATCCAGATGTAGCCGTTTTCCAGAGGCTCACCGGCCGCATCGGTGAAGATGGGGTAGGTGGGCTGGATGCTGAGAGCGGTCATGGTTGGGGCTCCTGGAGGTACTTGCGACTATTTTCCATCGAAGATGCGGTGATGGCACCAGCGGCGGCGGGGATGTTTTGGCCAGCGATGGCAGCGGCTGCACGAGGAATCTCTCGTTTTCGTGAGATGGAGAGAGGACTCTGTGCCTGCTTGTTGAGACGGACGATCTCCTGCTCAAGCATCTTGATGGCTTCGTCAGGGTTGTTGTAGATGACGTTGGTCAGCTTGGCGGCGATCTTGGGGTTCACTCGCTCAGATGCGCCTGTGTAGACAGCACGCAGCAGGGTGAAGAACTTGTCCAGATAGTTGATCTTGTCGATGCGTGCTGCCGAGCCCTCGGCCTGCTCCCGGACGAACTGCTTACCCGTGGGCGCTTCAGCCTTGCGTCCGGCTTGTGCAGCCGCCTGAACCTTCTTCATCCGCTGCAAGTCGTCAACGACAAGTTGCAGATTGGTCAACTGGTCGGGGGTGAAGTCACTCTGACGCAGCAAGGGAGCGATGGCGTTGGGGTTCTTCAGCGCCGGGTCGTTGCTCGTCTTGATGACGCTGGCCAAGCCCTTGGCGCGGTCAACGAAGTCTTTGACAAGGTTGTCACCCAGCGCCAGTTTGTAGGCTGGCTTGATGTTGCCCGTGCTGTCGGTCAGCTCACCAACGACCTTGAGAACCTTGCCTTCGGTCAACGCCTCGCCACCAGGCTGTTGCGTGAGCATCTGGTTTAGGCGGGTCGAGATGACACGGCGCAGGGTGTCCGCCCCCTGCGGGCCAGACTTGTCGATTGCAAACTTCATGCGCGATGGGTCAGACAGCGCGTAGTCAAGCACCTGATCGGCGGTCTTGCCTTGGAACGGACCAGCCTGATCCGACAGTTGCTTGAAGACATCGGCGGCTTGTGTGGCCTCCTGCTCAAACTGCTCTAGCGAGTGGCGAATGCCCATGCCCGCTTTGTCGAACTCTGCAAAGACTTCCCGGTTCTTCTTGATGAACTCGGCAGCCTTGCGCGGGTCGATCATCTTGGTCTGCGAATCGACGGCGGCTTCCTCAAACTGACCCAGGATGCCGTTGCGCAGGGAGTCGTAGGCCCGCGAGTCACCTGCGAACGTGGTCACGAACTGCTTGGCCGCATCAAGGTCTTTGGTGAACTGCTGAACGACTTGTGACGGCATGATGCGCGTCTCATTGAACGTCGTGTCCTTGAGTATCTTGCCTGTTTCCGAGGTACGGAATCTCGGAACATACAGTTCGCGGTAGTCCTTCAACGCCTTTTCATAAGCTGTCTTGGCTTGTGATGACAAAGGTGATGCCTTGACAGCATCGTCAATGGCTTTGTGAAGCCCCATCAAGTTGTTGAGTTCCACACCCGCCAACTGATCTGTACCTCGACGCGCCTGGGCAATGGTCGCGTTGACCGCTTTGCGCATGTCGTCCAGCACATCAAGCGTTGCTGTGACAGTCGGCGCTTGCGGCAATGGTTGTCCGGGTACGTAAATAGAACCTGCTGGGATATTTGCCTGGGGACGGGGGATCATTCGATTCAGGGCGCGAATGATCGGGGGTGCGGTGTCTGGGGCAAATGACGACAGTGGACGGCCCATGACAGTTTCAACTGCGCTGACGATAGGTGCCACATCAATCTGTGTGTCACCTGCCAACTTGAACGCTTGTTGATAGTTCGGTTTGTTGACGAGTTTCTTGAACGATTCGTCCATCTCCGCAGCACGCGCAGCAATCTCCTCACCGACCTGCTGAGTTCCCGTTGGCAACCCACCCGCACGCGCCTTGAGCGCGTTCTCCATCACGGTGCGCTCATCATCGAGCGACTTCAGGATCGCATCACGGGTGCCGGTCAACTCGTCCAGCGCACCCGGCTGGAGCATGGCACCCTGGCGGTCGATCTGCTGGTTGATCCGCGCCAACTGAGCCTGAAGCGCACCGATGCGCTCGTTCATGGCGCGGCTGACTGTCTCGGCGTTCTTCATCGACGAGCCTGCCAGACGCTCGGCCAGCGTAGCCATCGACTCAAGCCTCTGGCTACCACCGGCTGCCATCAACTCGGGTACCGTGGGCTGGAAGCCGGGAGTGGTGGGCACCGTCATGCCCTGGCGAAGTTCACCAATGGCTTCTTCTGCCCGCCCCACCGTGCCACCGATGTCCTTGAACAGGGTTCGTGCGGCCATCTTCGTAGGGCTGACGAAGGGAGCGACCAAGTTGTCATACATGCTCCCGACGACCGTCTGAGCACCTTTGACCACCGGGCCTGCCGCACCACCGACAAGACCAGCCACGCCCACATCGCCCAGATCCTGCGAGGTGGACAGGCCACCCAGCGCGCCACCAAGAATGCCACCTCCGACACGCTCGGTGGTGGTCAATCCACGCCCCATACCCGAGGTGGCGATGTTCTCAGCCAGCCGAGTCAGTTGCTGCGCCTGGGCAGGTGCCTGCCGAGCAGCGTACTCAGTGATGACGTTGGCGGTGGCTTTTGGTACTGAGATGCCACTGCCAATGCCTGTTGACAGATCCTTGGTCATCCGCTCGACATCGTTCTTCGGAACCGCAACACCCATCTGGGTGAACAGGTTGTCAAGGAGTTGTGTGGGCTCCGTGAGCGACGTGCCAAACGACCGATTGATGAGACGCACCAGAGGATCACCGACAACGGGTGCAAGGGCTGCGGCTGCGCCACCGGCTGCTGCGCCGGGCAGTCCCCCATGCCTTGCACCAAGTAAAGCACCTGTGCCGATGGGCGTCAGACCACGGGTGACAGCGCCCAGCATCCCGGCCATCGTTGTCTCCGGCTGCAAACCATTGATGGCCTCGGGGGCGCGGAGGTTCGGGTCAACGGGAATCTGACCGAGTTCCTGCTCGTCAACGACCCGAACTTCGACGGACGGGGTGAGTTGACGACCCGCTGGTGCATCAGCTTCTTCTTGCTTTGCTTCTTCATACGCCCGAGCCACGATGTCGAATTCAGGCGTACCTTTCTTGCTGGCGTTTTGAACAATCCAAGCCGCGTATTCGTCTGCCGTTGCCATTTAGCGACCTCCGCCAAGGATTGCGTCCGCTTGCGAACGGATATTTGAAACGGTAGGTTTGGCCGGTGCTGCGCCAGACATTCGTTCCTCAGCACCTTGAATGAAGTCGTTCATTGTTGGAGTTCTACCTGTGTAGCCAACTAATGACCCATTACCCGGACCCTGCATGTACTTCAGCATCTCGTCTCGGTCCCGAGCAGTCTCTTTCATTTGCTCAACAATGGCGCCAAGTCGTTGAGCATTGTCTGCTTCTCGTGCCGCAGGATCGTAAGCTCGTGCCAACAAGTTCTCGCCTTCCTTCTGCGTGTATTGCGCACCCAGCACCGCTCGCATTCCTTCTTGAATGACTTGCTCGGCTTTGGCTCTGACCGACCTGGACGCAGGGGCAACGAACGACTTCACCACGTCAGGTGTGATGCCAAGCACAGGACCGCTGATGTCTCCACGTTTGCCGAGAACCTCCACCACCTTAGTCAGTTGTCGAATTCGAGAGTTGGCCAGCGAGCGTTCACCACCCATCCATTCGACAGCAAGGGGTGCAAACTTTTTGTCCATCTCCTCCTGAAGTTTGGTCGGAGGTGTGGGTTGACCCGGTAGATTGACCTGAACTGGCGCCGATGGTGGTTTGACGAGATCGGCGATTTGCCCGGTCTTCTCGTTCACCTGCCATGTGTAGCCTTGGGTCGGCAATCCGCGAGCACTGGCCTCGGCGGGCGTCAGGATCTTGTAGCCAACGTCTGCTTTCGGTGGTTCTTGCGTGATCAGTTCTGGCTTCTTACCCGACTGCACGAAGAACGTGCCAGCAAGGGGCTTGCCTTCACTTGTAACCAACCCGGCCTTGATCTTGTCCTCGTCACGAGACAAGTACTGACCACCGGTTGAATCACCGGTCGCTTTCAGAATCGATTCCGTCCAGTCTTTCCCGAACACACCTGCGCTGCGGGTAAGAACATCGGCGTAGACCGCCTTCGGGTTCATCTCGGCTGCCTTGGCGTAAGCGTCGAACTGATCTGCTTCGGCAATCTTTCCACTGTCGCGGTATGCCACTGCTTTACGCTTGAGGTCTTCAACCGCAAAAGCGGGGTCACGAGTCAGAGACGACAGCAGTTGCCCTGTTTCGAGTTTGAGTCTGTCCTGCTGTTCAGTGCTTCTCGTCTTGTAAATGTCCAGCAAGTTCTTGGTCTGCTCTGCCGGAATGAACTGAGCCAAACGAGCAATGTCGTCGGGAGTTCGTTCTGTCAACGAGTTGAAGCGTTTGTACTCATCGGCAATCTGCTGCTGGCGCTGCATGGCCAACTGCTGCTGCTGCATCTTGAGTTCACGATCAGCGCGGGCAGCTTGCATCTCCTCAAGGCTCGCACCAAGGCGCAAGCCCTCGACAAGACTGCCGAAGGGGTCGATGGTGGTGGCGCTGGCGGGTAGGTATTGGATGGGCTGGACCATGATTTCAGTCCTTAAAGCGGAACGCTTGGTGTGAACGGGTTTCCAAACAGGCCGGACCCCAGCATCTTCATCGGCATGTTGAACAGATTGGCGAACGGTGCCACACCGGCCATCGTCGCACCGGCTTGGGCTGCGCCTTGCTGGCCAAGCAGGTTAGCGATGTTGCCGGCAGACTCCATGCCCGTTGCTCCCACTCGCGCAGCCGATGCCTGACCCATCGTGGCCAAGTTCTGCGTGGTCTGCTGACCCAATGCCGTCAAGCCACCAAGGCGGCTGTACTGGTCGTTGATGGCCTGCTGGAGCATCTGTGGGCGGAACTGAGCCAGTGCGGCCTGCATGTTGCCGCCACGCAGTCCACCCGTTGCCGAGGCGCGTTGCATCAGCGCCTCCTCACCCTGGCGCATCTGAGCTTGCAGCAGCGGGCTTTGCGCGATCTGGTCGATGGCTGCCTGCTGTGCAGCCGCACCACCAAGGCCAGCCAGCGCCATCTGCTGCTGGAGTGCTGGTGCGCCTGCCTGGGCGTAGGGGCTGAGGCCTTGAATGGCCGTGGTGCCCGCACCGACGTAGGGTTGCAGCAGCCGCTGGATCTCGTTGAATTGGCGGCGCTGTTCATCAATGCCTGCCTGGGCTGCGGCCGACTGTTGACCTGCGGCTGATTCGGCTGCATCGGCTTGCATCATGCCGCCGAGTAGCGAACCCCCAATCATTCCAAGAACCAATGGCAACATGATGAACTCCTTTGGGATCGAGATTTACGCCGATCAAGTGATTTCGCGCCCAGATACTCGCATTGTCAGCGATGTATGCGTCAGTCTTCCTCGTACTCTCGTTCCTCCCACGCTTGGCATGAACGCAAGTCGTGGCAGATGAAGTCGAACTTGTTGCAGTAGCCTCGAAACCCTGCGTCAACGTCCCACTGATTCCAAGGGATCTTGTCCATCTTGGCCTGGGTCATGGTCGAGTTGTCGTAGTACTCGCAGTTTGAGCACCGACGACGACGAGCCTCAGTCTCATTGACCTGCATGGCCTTGCCCAACTTGACCCAATAGGGCTTGTTGGCTCCGCGCACGTTGGTCGGCATCTCAGGGCCGAGCATCCAGTCGTCGATGACTGTCTGCGTGTTTCTGCGGTTCTCAGACGCCGTGATGAATGGTTCCTCAGATGGCAGGCCACCAAAACCTTCTGGTATGTCGATGAACTTCATATTGGTCGTCTTTCTTACCACGCTGGGATGTAACGTGTGGTGCCGTTGTCGTCAATCGGTATCCACTTCGTTGGATTACCGGCTGTCGGCGCGTTGGTAAGGGTGCCTGTGGCTGCGGCTGCACCGTTGGTCAGTGCAACGCTGGAGTCAATCAGACGCCCTGTGTTGTTGGTCAGATCGGCCGTGATGGCGCTGGTATTCTCCCAACGCGAATTGGCCGTGACGTATTGCAGCAACTGGCCATCCGTTGGACCACCACCATTGATGTGAACATCTTGCAGGTTGTTCAGCGCCTCACTGATTTCCATGCGCACGAAGATAGCGCCAGATCCACCACCTGAGGCATTGATAACGACAGCCACCGGAACGCTGATGTTCGGCGCAGACGGTGTGACATTCGTCCAGGTGCCAGCCGTAGCAGGGTCGAAGTAGAGCAAATCACCGTCCGCCCAGGTTTCACCGTAAGGTGTGCCGCTGGTGTCAAAACCACGGACCAATCCAAAACTGGTGACGTAGCCAAAATCGTTGTTGGCAACAGGCTGTGCTGTTACACCCATCATGTAGTTCGACGGGACGGAACCGTCTGCCACAGCCAATCCGAATGTGAGCTTGCCAGATGCGCCAACAGTGCCGGTGAACATCACAGGCGTGCCGATTGCGATGGTAGCCCCGCTGGTGTTCTTGGCGTAGTAGAGCGTCTCCTGACCGACTTGCAGCACGCTGCCACCGTACAACCCAACATCAAGCGTGCCATCGTCTTCGTTCCATGCCAACTCGCCCTCGGTGTCCACCAGGACAGCCGATGCAATGTCAAACTGGATCGAGTCCACCGTGCTGATGGAGCCGGTGATTCCGCTCAGGCTGGTGATGTCGGTATTTGCACCAGATGCTGCTGCACCGAGGTTGCTGCGCGCTGTTGCCGCAGTGGTGGCACCCGTACCACCGTTGGCCACGTTCAGCGTTCCAGCCAGCACAACATCGGCGCTGGTTGGTGTTGCGGGTGTCAGGCCCGTGATGCCTGCGCTAAAGGTAGCCACAACATCGGTTGGCACAGCATTGATAGCAGCAAACAGCTTCTCAAACTGCCTCACCTGCTCGTGATCTTGCAGAAATGCGGCGAGTTGATCTCGCGTGAGTTTGAGCTGGTTGTAGGTAGCCATGTCAGAACGCCAACGGGTCTAGCTGCGCCTCCAGGCGCAGGAACGACAGATGCGCCTGGGTATCGCCTTTGAATCGCTGGATGCGCCAGTTGCGCATGTGGCCTTGCTGGAACCAGCACAGGCGCTTCTGGGTGGCTCCGGTCGTGCCGACACGGATGCTCATGTCCTGACTCCAAGATGTGCCGTCCAGGCTGTAACTGGTGCTGATGGCCGGGTCAATGCCGAGTGCCACGCGGCCGGTGAGCGTCACCAGCTCCAACTGCTTGAACAGCGCACCGCGCCCTTCGTTGTAGACGATAGCCGTGCCAAACTCCCAGCGGACATTGCTGCCCCAGTGGGTTCCGATGGTGTCGGTAAAGTAGCCAATCGACGACGACTGCGGATCACCCACCAGCCACTTGTCATAGGCCCAGACGTAGTTTCGCGCCCGATATTGCGCAAAACCTGCAAGAGTGGTCGTCAGATTGAACCAAACAGGTCGCTCCATCGCCTGAGACGCCGCATGGTCATAGACCACCGTGCGGTCAGGCAGATGGACGTAAAGGTGTTGGTGGTTCTTGTCGTTGCGGGCTTCGAGCTTGACCGTGGCCAGTTGCGCCTCGGTGTAGCTCAACAGCAGAATATCGATGTCCTGCGTGCTGATCTTGCTGGCCGTGGCATTCGCGCCCAAGTAAATGCCGGGCGCCTCGTTGCGTGCGCTGCCGAGGAAGGCCACCGTTTCAACGAACACGCAGCAGCCGTGCGTGCTGA